AAACGTGCAGAACGGTCAAGATCAAGTCCTCGGCCGCGGACAACGAGCACGGCTACACCGTGATCAACGAGTCGGATTTCGTCGAGGGCGAGCACGAACTCTTCGACGTGACGACCTCGGACGGCGATAAGTTCATGAGCGTCTCGGACATCCGCGCCGCGTTGACTGAGAAGGGGGTCGAGTTCGACCCCAAGGCCAAGAAGCCGGTGCTGGCCGCACTGCTCCTAGGGTAACCCATGGCGCTCGTTGTCGAAGATGGCACTGGGCTGGCGACGGCCGAGAGTTTCATCAGCGTCGCCGCCGCGCTCACGTACCACTCCGACCGCGGGAACGCCGCATGGGCGCTTCTGACCACCGCACAGCAGGAGCAATCCTTGCGAGAGGCGGCGGACTACATGGAACAGGTTTACCGGCTCAGGTGGGCCGGTTACCGTACCACTGGGACGCAGGCGCTCAGTTGGCCTCGGACCCTCGTGCCTCAACCGGACGCGCCGGGTGGCTATCGGGCGTGGCCGTTTTACTACGCGAACAACGTCGTGCCGCAGTTGGTGCAGTTCGCGGCCGCGTCCCTCGCTTTGCGCGCGAGCGCGGGTGCGCTGGCTCCGGACGTCGCTCGGGCGACCAAGACCGAAACCGTCGACGTCGTCTCGGTGACCTACATGGACGGCACGCGCGAGTTCGCGAAGTACCGCGAGGTCGACAACATGCTCGCGGTGTTCATGGGCACCAGCAACAACAGCATGAACCTCGGGGTGATGCGCTCGTGAGTTTCTACAGCGGACTGCAATCGACTGCGGCCGCACTGATCGCGGGCAAGGGTCAGCCGATCACGCTTACGTCCCGGACCCCGGGCGCATATGACCCGGCGACCGGGACCGCCGCCATCACAGTCACGACGGAGGTCACCGCGGGCGTCGTGCTCGATTTTTCGTCGAAAGACATCGACGGGACGTTGATCAAGGTGGGGGACAAACGAGTGATCCTCAAGGCCACGACCATTCTCCCGACGACGACCTCGACCCTGACGATAGGCGGGGTGGTTCACACGATCGTCGACGCTTACCCGGTGAACCCGGGTGGGACGCTGTTGATCTACAAGATTCAGGTGCGCATTTGATGGGCACGTGGTCGATCCCCATGGACGAGGTCGCGCGCCGAATGGGGGCGAACGCTGACGCCGTCGTGCGCAAACTGACCTTCGAAATTTTCAAATCGGTCGTACTCAAAAGCCCCGTCGACACCGGCCGATTCCGGGCGAACTGGAACATCAGCGCGAACGTCCCTGACTTCTCTACGAGCGCGGGCACGGACAAGTCGCGAGGCGTTGCGCAGGCCGCTCAGGCGCTGTCGATCCCGTCGGGCGGGGTCGTCTATCTGTCGAACGGACTGCCCTATGCGCAACGACTGGAGTACGGCTATTCGAAGCAGGCGCCCACTGGGATGGTCCGAACGACCGTCGCAGAGGTCAGTGCGTTCCTCGCGAAGTCACTGAAATGAGCAACGCCATCATTCGCGCCGCGTTAGAGACGACGCTCGCCACGTACGCCACCGCGCAGGGCTTGTCCGTGGCATACGAGAACCGATCTTTCACACCCGCGACCGGAGTGACCTACCTCCGGGCGTTCCTCCTCCCCGGGGCGACCGACTCGCAAGACCTCGGTCGACTCCATCGAAAGTTCGTCGGCGTTTTTCAAGTCTCGATCGTCATGCCGCTCGGGACCGGCCCGGGCGCGGGCGAGGCGCTGGCAGTTTCGCTCGCCGCCGCATTCCCTCCGGCCACTCCGATCGTCCGGTCGGGGATCACGACCTACGTCATGACCCCCATGTCCTCTGGTCCGCACATCCAAGAGCAGGACCGCTACGTAATCCCGTGCTCGTTGACTTATCAAGCGAACACTTACTGAAGTTCCCATCGTGCCCGTTTCGGGCTCCACCACCGAACCGCCGCTGGCGGTTTTTTCGTTTCTGAAAGGCCCGAATCATGGCTTCAAGTTTCCCCAATGGTGCGATCCTCGCGCTGGCGACCACCCTCGCCGCCGCGAAAACGATCACCGCGATCACCAACGCCAACCCGGGCGTAGCGTCTTCGACCGCACACGGTTACGCCAACGGCGACATCCTGCTGCTTTCGATGCCGTCGCGCCTCGACCAGCGTGTGGTCCGCGTCTCCGGTACGGCCGCGAACACGTTTAACTTGGAAGGCATCGACACCACGTCGACGTCGCTCTATCCGTCGGGCTTCGGCGTCGGCACGTCGCAAGCCGCGACGAACTTCATTTCCCTCTCTCAGGTCACGGACATCCGGACTCAGGGCGGCGACCAGCAGTTCTATCAATGGACGTACCTCGACGACGGTCGCCAGCGTCAACGCCCGACGTTCAAAAACGCCCGGACGATGAACGCGACGCTCGATTTCGACCCGACCCTCGGTTGGTACTCGGCGCTCCAGTCGGCGGACTTGGCGAACACCGTCTACGTGTTGCGCGTCACGCTGCCGTCGGGCACGGTGATTTACTATGGCGTCTACGTCTCGTTCCTCGGCGAGCCGACATTCACCATCAACGAGAACCAGAAGGTGCCGGTCAACTTCTCGTTCGCACAACCCGTCTCGACGCGCTACTGATGCTCAAACTTAAAGCGAACCCGACGTTTCGGGCCAAGGTCAAGATCACAACGCCCGGCGAAACCACGCCGCTCGCAGTTGAGTTTGAGTTCAAACACTTCACCCGCAAGGCTTACGCAGAGTGGCTCACGGGCGAGGCGTCGAAGGAGCGCACCTACACGGACGCGGTCTTGGACGTCGCCGTCGGGTGGTTCGAAGTCGATGCCGAGTTCAACCGCGAGTCGGTCGAGGAGTTCCTCCAGAACTACCACGCGGCCGGGCTGGCGATCGTCGAGACGCACGCGCAAGCCCTTACCGGGGCGCGACTGGGAAACTGAGGGCGGCGGCGTGTGACCTCTACACGTCGCCGCCGGTCCCCGACCCGGAACTCGGTTTGCGGGCGGAGGACTTCGGCCCGGAGTGGGTCGAGGTGTGGGAGGACAACTGGGTCACGGTCCAGTTGTTCGGCTCACTCTCGACTCAGTGGAACGTCGGTCCGGGCGGAGTCGTCGGTCTTCGCTACGAGACTTTTCCCGTCGTGCGCGCGTGCTTCAATGTCGACGACGAGGACTGGCCGGATATCTTCCACGACCTACGGGTGATGGAGGCCGCGGCGGTCGAACTTTTGAGGGGGCGCCATGGCGAATGAAACCACCACGCTAGGCATTGGCGTCGACAGTTCGGGCGTCCGCGCGGCAACGCAAGACCTCCAGAAGTTCGCCGAGACTGGCAACAAAGCGGAACAGTCGACCAAGGACATCGAGAAGGCGCTTGGCGCCGCGACGCTCCGGGCCGAACTCGCTGGGCGAGCGATCGGCGAGGCGATCAGCGGCTTGTTCCGGTTCGGGGTGCAAAGCATCCAAGCCATCGACAGCGCCATCAAGTCGGTCGGCAACTACCAAGACCTCGCCGACAAAACGAACGCGAGCGCCGAAGGGTTCGCCGCGATCCAGCAAGCGGCCGACATCGCCGGGGTTTCGATCGACTCCGTCGCTCAGTCGACGGTAATCCTCTCGACTCGATTGGCGAAAAACAGCAGCGACAGTAAGGATGTCGGACTCGCGCTGAAAAACATCGGCATCGAGGTTGAGGCGTTCAAGAAACTCGACCCAACGGCTCAATACCAGCAAATCGCCGTCGCGTTGGACAAGTACGCCGACAGCGGCAACAAAACCGCGACCGTCGTCGCCATCCTTGGCCGGGGCGGCGCGGAGCAGCAGAAGGTTCTCAAGGAACTCGCTCAGACCCAAGACCAAAGCGTCATCCTCACTAACCAGCAGATTGCGCTTGCTGACAACTATGGCGCTGCCTCTGACCGACTGAGTTCACAGCTTCGACGGCTCGGCGAGGTCGCAGCGCTTCAGGCTGCGCCATCATTCATCGCCTTCAAGGGCGCAATCGCAGACACATTTCTTTCTTTACTCGGGATAGAAAACAAAAGCACGGACCTCGCAAAAAACAAGGGCATTCAAGATTTCGCTCAAGCGGCCCTCCGAGCCCTTGCCTCGGTAATCGACTTTGTTCAAGACGTGTCGCGTGCTTTCGAAAAAATCGGTTTCGGCCTTTACAGTCTATCCCGCGCGGCTTTCGAGGCGGTTCGAGGTCAGTTCGGAGTCGCGCTCGATATCTTGAAAGACGTCGACGTCAAAAGCAAGGAAATAAGCAGCAGGCCATATTTCAGTGACCTCTTCAATGCCCGACTTGCAAACCCAGCCCCGACGGACGCGGCGCAGCAAAGACCGGAACTCCCGAAACCGTTCGTCACCAAGCCAACGAAAGACGGCTCCGACAACACGGACGCCGCGTTGCTCAAGGCTCGACTCGACGACATCAAGCAATCCCTCTCCGCGCAGACGGACGCTTACAAAAACTCGGAGTCCATCTTCGACGCACTTCGCTCGGCCGGGCTCGTGCGCGAGGACGCCTACTACGCGCAGAAACGCAAGTTCATCGAACTCGACTCGCAGGCTCAAGTGGTCGCGCTTGAGAAACAAAACGCAATTCTTGCCGCCGATACGTCCGGCAAGAAGGCGGACCAGATCAACCGCACGCAGCAGATCGCCGACAACACCGCCCGGATCGCGATCATCCAAGCCGACGCTCAGGCCAAGATCACGATCAGCAACATCAACCAGCAAGCGTCGCAGGACGCACTGACGCTGTCGTATCGGAACGCCCAAGCCGCCGCGAACGACTACATCGCGACCCTCCAAGTCCAAGCGCAACGCAGCGTCGAGGCCGTCGGGCAAAGCGACCGCCAGCGCCAGCAAGCCGCGGGCCTTAACGCGATCGACGACCGCTTCACGCAGCAGCGCAACCAACTGGAGAGCGAGCGCCGCCAAGGCGCGTTCAAGGACAACGAAGCCGGGTATCAGCGTCAACTCGATTTGCTCACGCAAACCAAGGCGCGGGAAATCGAAATCTACAACGGGACGTTCGCGAAAATCCTCGCCGCTCAGGGCGACTTTTCCAACGGCGTCCGGAAGTCGCTGCAGGACTACGTCGATAACACCGGCACCTCGGCCAAGTCAGTCGGTGATGTCACTTCCAAGGCGTTCAAGGGCGCCGAAGATGCGCTGGTCACGTTCGTCACTACTGGCAAGTTGAGTTTCAAGAGCCTCGCCGACTCGATCCTTGCCGACCTCGTGCGAATCGCAGTGCAGCAACAGATCACCCAGCCGCTCGCGAAATCGTTGCTCGGCTCGACGACTGGCGGCGCGGGCGGTGGCGACTTCCTCTCCAGCGTCGTTCAGCTTGGACTGGGCCTGTTCAGTGGCGGCGGTTACAACGGGTCGACGGGCGGAATCAACGGTGGAAGTGCAGTTCTTCCGAACTCGCTGCGTGGCGGGCTCGCTGACGGCGGATCGTTCGGCCGTGGTGAACTTCGGCCGATCAACGAGCGTGGGCCGGAAATCCTCACCGTCGGCAGCAAGTCGTATCTTGCCACCGGCAACGAAGGAGGGTCGGTTACGCCGATCGGCGGTAGTGGCGGTTCGCGCTCGATCACCGTCATGAACAATTTCACCGTCGGCAACTCGATCGACCGACGCACGCAAGACCAGATCGCCGCATTCGCGGGCGCCGGAGTCAAGCGGGCCACAGAGAGAAACACCTGATGACGTTCCTCGACCAACGACTCGACTCCCGCATCGAGCAAGGCGCCAGCGGCGGACCGACCATGCCCGGCCGGGTCAAGGCGTACCTGCCGAACGGTCGCATGTATCAGAACTTCCTCGCGCAGGCGCCAATCCACCGGTTCGACGTCTCCCATGGGCTACGGAACAATGCCGACCACCAGTTGATCCTCGACACGTGGTACGTCGTGATGATGACCCCCTACGAGGGGTTCAGATTTAGGGACTGGAGGGATTACCGGGCGACGGACCTGAACTCGCGCTGCGTGCTCATCACGGGCGCTACGTTCCAGTTGCAGCGGGTCCACACGTTCGCCGGGGTGAGCGTCTACCGCAACATCACGAAGCCGTGTGCCACTCCGGCCATCGTCATCACGCGCAACCGATCGGGCGCCTTCACGACGGCCTCCGCGACGATCGACAACACCACCGGGATCGCGACGATCACCGGGCACGTGACGGGCGACACCTACACGTGGGTTGGTGAGTTCGACATCCCGGTCACCTTCACGGGTGACGAGTGGGTCAGCCAGTTGCAGGCGACGATGGTCAACCTCGCCGTGATCCCGCCGTCGATCAAGCTGGAAGAAATCCGTTGAAGACGATCCCGACCGCGCTCGCGACCCACTACACGCAGGGCGCGACGTCGGTCGTTCACTTCTTCCTCATCACGCGCACTGACCTTTCGGTCTTTGGTTTCACCAGTCACTCGGCCGACCTCACGATCGGCGCCCAGTTGTATCGAAGCGCGCCCGGGTTGTCCGTGACGAACATCGTCAGCACAGCTGGGTTTGCGGTCGACAACTTGGAACTCTCGACGTCGAACGATAGTACGGTCTTCACGCGCTCGGACGTCCTCGCGGGCCGGTGGAAAAACGCCGCCTTCCTGATTTCGAAGGGAAACTGGGCGAACCCGACCGACGGACTGGAGTCGGTCCTCGGTGGAACGATCGGCGACGGCACGCTCAAGAGCGGTGGGCTCGTGCTGGAAATGCGCGGACTTCAACAGTACCTACAGCAACCAGTCGGGGATACATCGTCGAAGACTTGCCGCGCCCGGTTCGCCGACTTCCCGACGCCGAACAACAACAACCGCTGCACCCTCACTGCGGCCACGTACACCTTCACTGCCGCGGTGACGTCGGTCACCAATAATCAGACGTTCGTCTCGACCACCCTCACGCAAGCCGACGACTATTTCGGGGAGGGAATCCTGACGTGGACGTCCGGCCCGAACTCCGGCACCCGGCAGAAGGTCCGCACGTTCACGACCGGCGGGAACATCACGCTGACGCTCCCCATGCTGTTGACCGTGTCGATCGGTAACACGTTCTCGATCATCGCCGGATGCCGCCACAGGCTGAACGAAGACTGTAAAATCAAGTTCGCCAACGTCGTCAACTTCCAAGGCGAGCCGCATAGACCCTCCACGGACGACTTGACGAAGTCGCCGGACACCAAAGCATGATCCCGCGCCTTGAGGTCGTTTGCTGTGCTAGGACGTGGGTCGGTACTCCGTACCAGCATCAGGCCCGCCTCAAGGGCGTTGGCGTGGACTGCGCGGGACTCGTGATCGGGATTGCGCGCGAACTCGGGATAGTCGCTCCGAACTTCGACGTGAACGGCTACTCCCCGCAGCCGGATGGCGTCTCGCTGGTTGAGTGGTGCGGTCAGTCGATGACCTCGATCAAGCAGGCCGACATGCGCCCCGGCGACGTCGTGGTGGTCGCTTTCGACTCGGCGCCCGGCCATATGGGCGTGTGCGGCGACTACCTTTACGGTGGCCTCTCTATCATCCATGCCTTGAACGGGTCTGCGGAGCGTGTCGTCGAGACGCGTCTGGAGTTCTCACGCTCAATGCGCTTCGTCCGCGCCTACGAACTGCCGGGGGTCTTCTAAGTGACCACTCAACAAGTCATCACCATCGCGGGCGCGGCCATCGGTTCGGCCGTCGGCTTCCCGCAACTGGGGCTGATCGCCGGTAGCCTGCTTGGCTCGACGTTCGCCCCGACGCAGAAGGCCTACGGACCGCGCCTCGGCGACCTCCGCGTGGTCGGAACCGAACCCGGCCCGATCCCGTATATGGAAGGAACCGTCCGGACCGCTGGGCAGATCGCGTGGGCCTCGACGCGCCGGGAAATCGCGACGACCGTCAGCCAAGGCAAGGGCGGCGGCGGGGGTGCACAGTCCACGACGTACACCTACGAAATCGACGTCCTCTACTTGTTCTCGGACTGTCAAATGGCGGGGCTGACCCGCATTTGGGCGAACGGGAAGTTGATTTTCAACCGCTCCGCGAGCGCCGACGTCAAGAGTGCCATCGCCTCTTATGACTCCGAGTTTTGGACGTCGGTGACCTTCTACTCGGGGTCGTCGAGCCAGTTGCCAGACCCGACTTACGAGGCGGCGGTAGGGGTTGGTAACGCTCCCGGGTATCGCGGTCGCGCGACCGTGATGATCAAAAGTATGCAACTCGGGACATCGGGTCAAATTCCGAACCTAACCTTCGAACTCACGCGCGACGCGACGAGTGCCGACGTTTCTTCCTACTACGGGACATTCGCCAAACCTAGCCCGATCGCTTTCCAGCAAGCGGCGGTTTACAAAAGTGCGTCGTACTTTCTCTATAACGACAGTTCGTTCTCGCCAAATTTCACGATATTGAAGTCGACCGGATACGGCACTCCAAAGGTTTACCGAAATTTGACCTTGAACCTTCGCTATTCCGCGTTTGCTCCCGTGTGGGTGCAGACGAACGGGTCGCCCCGGGCGGTCTATGCGACGTTCAATGGCGCACTGATTTCTGGCGGGTTGAACGTCGAAATGATCGACGCGGAAAGCGGTGCGGTCACTCCCGTCATTTCCTACATCCCAGCAAGCGACGCGGAGGTATTGCTTCCGTATCAGCGGCGCACTGCCTACGACGAAGTTCAAAAAGTGTGGGTGATGTGCACCCAAGCCACCAGTACCGCGGATCAACAGGCGCCGTTCATCATCAACAGCGCGTCAACTTACACGCGCTGCGCAAGCATCACTGGGATCGCCGCTCTTGCCGCGTGGAGCGGGATGATTTACGCGCTTGTAGAAAATGGTGGCTATTGGCGCGTGAAGCGCTACAACTACTCCGGGGTGTTCGTCGATGAGGTGATCGACCTTGCGGGCGCTTACGGGTCGGCGTCTGGTGGCATCTATACGCAATGGTTGCGCGTCGATTCTGATGGTGTGGTGTGGGCGTTCCAACAGTACAGCGGCAGGTTGTTCAAGGTCACGACGGTGTTCGAAGAGGTGAGCACCCCGGCGAACGTCATCACCTACAACTCCAACACGCAAGATGGGGTTTTCTACTGCGATGGTGATTTTGCGGCGTTCGGTTATGAGGTGACGGGTGTATTTCCAAGCTTTTCTTATAACTTCGTGTTCCGTCGGTTCCGCGTCCCAACGCCGTCCCCGCAAACCCTCCAGACAGTAGTCGAGCGCCTTTGTGCGCGCGCCACTTTGACGTCCGGCCTGTACGACGCGACGGCCCTCTCGACGATCACCAAGCCGGTTCGATCGCTCTCGGTAAGCCAGACGACGCCGGTCCGACAAGTGCTAGAGCAACTCGCGAGCGTCTACTTTTTCGGCCTCGTCGCGAGCGACAAACTCTACTTCCGGCCCCGGGGCGGGAGTTCGGTCGCCACGATCCCGTTCGCCAACATCGGCGCGGGCGAGGGTAGCGCTCAAGACGACCCGCTGAACCTCAAGATCGCCAATGACTTGGAAATCCCGGCGCAGGTTTCTTTGACCTACCCGAACGTCGACGCGGATTTCAACACCTCGACCGAGTACAGCGATCGACTGCTTACCGGTCAAACCTCGACGTCGGTCGTTCAAACCATCATCGGCATGAAACCAGCGGAGGCCAAGGGCACCGCGGACTCGCTTGTCGCGGACGCCGCCGCCTCGGTTTTCTCGACTACCATTTCGGTCTTCAACGAGTACGCCAGAATTGAACCGACGGATATCGTCTCGATCGTCGATCAGGACGGCTCGACGTATCGCATGCGCGTCACGCGCAAGACGGAGTCCGGCCCGGTCATTTCCCTCGACCTCGTTCTCGACGACGCAAGCGCGTTGATCGCTTCGGGCGTAACGAGCCTCGACTACACCTCAACCAGTTCGGTCAACGCCTTCGGAGAGACGACGCTCCGCCTTCTTGACATTCCGATTCTTCGGGACGGCGACGACCCGGTGGGGCTCTACCTCGCGGTGGCGCCGACGGCGACCATCTGGCCCGGGGCGTCGATCTACAAATCGGTCGACGGGGCGACCTACGGTTTGATTTACACCGTCCCCGACAAGACCACCATGGGGATCACGACCACTGCGCTCGACTCGTGGTCGCGCGGGTTCGTGTTCGACGAGACTTCCAGCGTCACGGTCACGCTCGACTCGGGCACGCTTGCTTCGTACACCCGCGACGACATTTTCAACGGGACGCCCCCGGCGTACTTGATCGGCTCCGAAATCCTGTACGCGCGGACGGCCACGTTGGTGTCGGCCGGGGTCTACACGCTCACCGGCCTGCTGCGCGGCATGCGCGGTACTGAGTGGGCCATGACGGGCCACGCCGCCGGGGAAAATTTCACCGTGCTCGCGACCTCGGGCCTGCGTCGCGAGGTGTTGGCGACCTCGGACATCGGGGCGTTGCGCTACTACAAGGCGCCGACCGTCGGTCGATCCCTCTCGACGGCGGACGCAAAAACGCTCACGCTCGCCGCGGTCGGAAAGAAGCCATTCTCGCCGGTCGGGTTGCGCGGTAGTCGTGGGGTTGTGTCGGCGGGCGCATCGAACGTGCAACTGCTGCTGCACATGAACGGCTCGCCAATGTTCGCGGACTCTTCAAGCGCGGCCAACGTGATGGCCGTCTATGGCGGTGCGACGACCAGTTTCACGCAGGCAAAGTTCGGCGCCGCGTCTGGGCTATTCAACGGAACGAGTTCCTTTCTCACCGCGCCCACCGGGACCAATTTCCAGTTCTCCGGCGACTTCACCGTCGAGGCATGGATCTACCCGACGACCGCAAGCATCAGCGCGGGCGCGATCAAGACGATTTTCAGCCACTACACCGTCGCGACGAACACGACGGGGTTCGTTCTTTTCCAACTGAACAACACGATCTGCTTTTTTCAGAACGGCACGCAGATCACCGGCGGCGCGACGCTGGTGGCGAATGCATGGCAGCACGTCGCGCTGTGCCGGGTTGGCACTTCGATTCGACTTTTCATCAACGGGACGCAGACCGGGTCGACCTACACCTCGGGGGCAAATTTCTCGGACGGCAATTGCTTCATCGGACGAGACTCAGTTTCTGCCATCCAGTATTTCGACGGTTACATGGACGATGTGCGCGTCACCAAAGGCGTGGGGCGTTACTCAGCGAATTTCACCGCACCGGCCGCGCAATTCGACTCGACGGATGCCAGCTTCGCCAGCGTCACGCTGCTGCTCAACATGAACGCCAACCCACTCGGCGCGGCGTTCATAGACAGTAGCCAATACGCTCGCACGGTCACCGCGACGGGCGGCGCTCAGATGGTCGCTGCGCAGTCGAAATTCGGCGCGACATCGGCGCTGTTCAATGGTGCCAATGCGTACCTCAATTGCTCGAGTGGGGCGGCCTTCCAGTTCGCTGGAGACTTCACCGTCGAGGCGTGGATATACCCGACAACGGCCGGCTTATCTGGGACGAGGATCTTCTTCGACACGCGCTCCGGCGCGCTCACTCCGGGCTTTGCTTTCTACCTCCAAGGCGGTCTGTTGAGTTTCTACTCCAACGGAGTAGGGATTGCCGCAACGGTATCGATCACCGCCAACGTGTGGACGCATGTCGCACTTACCCGCTCAGGGTCGAGCGTTCAAATGTGGAAAAACGGCGTTCAGGAAGGTCCTACTGGAACTTTCTCGGCAAATATGAGCGACGGCAATTGCACCGTCGGAAAGCAGCACTACGACGCCTCGGCCTACTTCGACGGCTACGTCGACGAACTCAAAGTCACCAACGGCCAAGCGCTTTATACGGCTACCTTCACTCCGCCAACGGAAGAGTTTCCTGAGCCGTGGGCCAGCGATGCAAGTTTCGGCGGCGTAGTGCTACTGCTTCACCTAGACGGAACGAGCGGCCAAACAACAACTTCCGACAGTAGCGCGTCACCGAAAACCATGACGGTTTCTGGGTGCTCGCTTTCGACGACGGCGCCAAAGTTCGGGGCGACATCGCTCGTTCTCGGCGGTTCCAGTCAACGAGTCTCCTGTCCCGGGAGCACGGACTTCGCCATGGGCTCTGGAGACTTTACCGTCGAGGCTTGGGTGAAGATCACCAACACCGCCACCGACCAGTGCATCGTGGCGCATCAGAACAGCGCCTTCCTGACTGGCATCGGCTTCATTCTCGGGTGCGCGACCAACCTCTACAACATCCAGTTTTTCGAAGGTGGTTCGGTCTACTCGACCAACGGAGCGGCCACCGCCAACGTGTGGCAGCACGTCGCTGCGACGCGATCCGGCGGCACGCTGACGCTGTACGTCGACGGGGTTGCCACTGGCTCCACGTCAATCGCCGGTCGAACGATGAACGACGTAAGCAGTGGCGGATCGCTAATAGTTGGCAACCGCATCGATCTGGCCTATCAGTTGACGGGTTATATCGATGACGTGCGGATTACCAAGGGAGTTGCGCGCTACGGGTCGTCATTCTCTCCGTCCGCTTCTCGGTTCCCTGATGTGTCGGCATCGGTTGGCGTTGATCTGAGTTGGGATCGCCGCACACGGTTGGCGAAGAATTTCACGTCTGGCTATGCGCCGCTGGGCGAGGCGTCTGAGGCCTACGAGGTCGACGTGTGGAGCGACAACACCTACACGACGCGCAAGCGCACGATCACAACAAGCACAGCACTCGCGAACTACTCGCAGTCCCAGCAAGTAACTGACTTCGGTGCGGTTCAATCGACGATTTACGTCGATGTGTATCAAATTTCGGCGGTCGTTGGCCGTGGCTACAAACTCAGAGGAGCGGTCTGATGTCAGACTCAACGACGAACCTGCCGCAGCTTTCGGCCTCGCAAAACAACCAAGAGGCTCGGCTTAACGAACTGCTCGACGCTGCTTCCCCGGCCACGTACTATGGACGGAACGCGGCGACGTGCTCTGCATTGACGTGGGGTTACTTCGGCGGGAAGTTGCTGATCGACGGGGTCGCTACGGTGACGACGAACGGGACGGTGACTTTGGCGGCGTCGACGACGAACTACGTTCAGGTCAGCCGCGCGGGCGTCGTCACCACTAACGTCGCGCGCGACCCGGCGCTGGCTCCGCTGTATGCCATCGTGACGGGCGCCGCCTCGGTGACCAGCTACACGGACGAGCGGGACATCAACGGCTACGAGCGACTGTCGCATGGGGCGGCGTCGATCGCGCTGACCACGGCCAACGTGACCCTCTCGCAGGCGCAGGCGCTCTGCGACACGCTCACGGTCACTGGGGCACTGACTGCCGTGCGCGACCTCGTGGTGCCACTCGTGAGGCGCCGCTGGTTGATACGGCACACGGGGACCGCCTTCGGCGTGCGCGTGATCGGCGCCACCGGGACTGGTATCACCGTCGGAATCGGTTTGAGCGCCTTCGTCGAGTGCGACGGCACCAATGTTTTCCGAGTAACCGCAGACGTCTAACAGGACACCCCATGCCCGAATCCCCGATCACCCCCGACTCAGTACAGATCGCCCGCCTAGAGGAGCGGATGAAAAGGATGGAGAAAGACATGACCGATATGAGTGAAAAACTCGACATCGTCGTCCGCGCGTTGAGCGAAGCCAAAGGAGGCTGGCGCACGCTCATGCTCATCGGTGGCGCCGC